TTTATTTACACACACAGCTTATAATATTAAACCTGATTTTGTGACAATTGGTAAAGCACTTACAAATGGTTTAATACCTTTGTCAGCTTGTTTAATTAATAATAAAATATTAAAAGAGGTAAAGACTCAATTTAATTGGGGGCATACTTGGCAACCAAATATGTATGGTGTTCGAGTTGCGAATCGTTGTATTGAATTAATTAAAGAAAGAATGGCTTATTCAAGTGTAATCGAAAAGAATTTAAATGATATAGGCAATCGTTTAAAGAGTAAAGGACTCGTAAGAAACGTAATCGGAAATGGTGTTTGGGCGTCTTTTGTACCAGAACCAACCCCAATACCTATTTCTTTAGCTGAGATTGATAAGGCAGGAATGTCAGCTACGACAAATGAGAATACAATTAAAACAATCATACCTTTAATTGCTGATGATATCTATTTCGAGGAATTAGAAAAGCGATTGACTGTATGCTTTTCAAATATAAAAGAACAAAGAACACAAGGAATATTATTATGAACCAAACGCAATCAACAGAAAAAACTGCATATTTTCAATCTTCTGCAAAAGGAGAGAGAATACCTGATTGGTATTTGAATTATGCTGAAGGAGTACCAGCATTCGCAGAATACTTTAAACGTGAACTTCTTGCATTTGAACGTTTTGAAGATCAATCACTCCTGAATACTGTTGCTCTTACAGTTGCAACGATGAATAATTCTAAAGATCTAATGCACGATATAAGTCAAACAATGTTTGATAGAGATTTTGTATATAGCCGAGACATGGTAATGGGAGCGATTATTGAGTGTTTAAATGATTATACACTCCGAGATTCGAATTATATACTCGGAGAGGATGAAAATGAAGCGAGAGTTCGAATGACAATTGCAATCCTTAAGAATATGCCAAAATCATACTTTCTTGATTGGAACGAAAGTAGAACAGAAGAGCATAAAATACGTGCAATTATTGGTATAGTTGACGTTATAAGTAAAATCGTTTAAACCCCTCTCCAAACACGTTTAAATTCGTTTAAACCCTATTTTAGATAGACTTTAATTCCCTCTAAATCATTGATTTATATAGTTTTTTCTTAAACCATTGATTTATATAGCTTTTTTATTTTACTACTTTTGGTTTAAAAACCTTTACTTTTAAGATTTTTAGGAGTATAATATACCTAAATAAACGAATAAGATTTGTTCTTTATATTCTTCCCAAGAATATTCAGAGCGTGAAATATATTGATGAAAAAAATATGAAGCCATATAATCGAAACTTTCGAAGCACAAAAGACTTCAAGTCGAGAAACAAATTCGACTCGCCTAAGAAAAGTTTTTCAACACCCCATTACGAACGTCCAAGAGAAACTGGACTCGAAGTAGTTGTTGAGAACGATAACATTGAAAAGGCAATCCGAAGACTCAAAAAGAAAGTTGATCGCGAGGGTTTGATGCGTGAGATACGTGATCGAGCCACTTATAGCAAACCATCTGAGAAACGTAAGATTTCAGCCCAGAACGCAAAAGATCGTTGGTTGAAATATGTACGAATGAGAGATCGTTTGATTTAAACCAAAACCTAATATAATCTAATTCGAAAGGAAAAGAGTATATGAAAAGTTTGAATTTAAAGGATGTGGGTAGGCGATTGCGTATCGCTATATTCCTTCTAATCCTATTACCATTTCTAATTATTCCAAGCATTACTACTTCAGCAGACGAAGAGTCACCTGAGTTTATTTGCTTAGTTGAGAACATTTACTTTGAGAGTAAAGGTGAATCAATGCGAGGAAAGATCGCTGTTGGGATTGTCACTCTGAATCGTCTCAAAGATCCGAGATACCCTAAAACTATCTGCGAGGTTGTAAAACAGGGTCCAGTAAGAGAATCTTGGAAAACGAAACAAGACCCTACTCTCTCAGCCGACTCACGTATATACAATCCAATCCGTCATCGTTGCCAATTCTCTTGGTGGTGTGATGGATATAAAGAACGAATTAAGTATGATGAAAACTGGATCGATTCAGTGAGAGCAGCAAAGTCTGCTCTGAGTGGTAAATACGATGATCTCGTGAGTGGAGCAACACATTACCATGCTGTCTATGTGACACCTGAATGGGCGAATCGTTTAAGATTCATCGTTCAGATTGATAATCATCGATTCTATGAATATCCAAAAATCAACAAAGTCGCAAGTCTATTCTAAATTCAAAGGCACTCATCCTTCCAAACCGAGTGCCTTTGCAATCCTCGCGTCTCTCTCTTTTCTATACTTAAATTTAACCAGAGCGTTCTCGTTTTTATGAGAAAAACTGCAATCTGCCAAACCTGCGGAATTACTGCATATATTCCTATATCCCATTCGCTCCTAAGAACCCTACAATTTCGCTGCGAATCGAAGCATGCTGCAAGATATGGAGTTTGTGAATTAAAGCTTACACAGCAAAGACTCAAGAAAGCCAAGAGAAAGAATAAGCTTTCTTGGTAGAGTCGACTCGAATTTGGTATCAGTAGGTTGGGAGTTTCGAGTCTTCTCTAGAGCACTCTAATTCTTGGAAATGAATGATTTAATGTTAAAAAGCAAGGAAATACGATGCTGAGTCTCGCGAACGACACACAGCGACACACAGCGACATTTCCCTCGCATTCCTTCGCTCTGACTCGGAAGCCAGCCCATTCCAGAAGCGAGTGAATTGCAACCACTAGATCTAGTGGGTACTCTTTTCGTTCTCTCTAAAACAATGTAAATAAATGTGTATTTCGCCTTAATTTCGCCTTAATTGTATAGTATAATATTCGTATGAAAACAAATAAAAAGGAAATAAGTATGAATATGGAAAATATCTTTTGGAAACTAACCTATCTTGATGGTGAAATTGAATATACTGACTATGCTCCTTATAGTAAAAATTCGTATTATGAGTATGAGCGTCTTGAGCGTGTTGGTAATCCTGTGATTCGATTTGAAATGGTTCGTGCGAATGACTCGAATAATGATTTAAAAATTGTGAGTGTAGCTGTATGAAAAATCTTTGGAATGAATCTTGGATTGCGGTGCTGGTATTACTTGCTATAATGGCAGGAGGTTATGGTGCAATGCATCTATTCGTATGGATCGCAGAGAAATATAATCTAATGGGAGGATTTTAATGAAAAACTTTAATGAATGGAGACAAACTGAAACGAGTCGAGAACTCTGGACAGACTTCGAAAAATGGTTAAGCGAAAAACATAATTTAACACTCAAAGACCTATCATGGAACTCTTATATTGCTTATAGTAAAGAATGGAGGAATTCATGATTAAAACTGCATTATACTTAAATAAAGAGAGTATGCATAAATCAGTCTATAAATTTACTGGAAGATACGAACTGATTGTGGAACAGGAAATACTCGCTTCTTCAAGAGATGAAGCATTCGAACTGTATTTAAAAGAGGGTGGATTAAACTACTCGAAAATACAATCGAATTTGACCGAAGAATCTCCGAGAATCGAAACTACTTATATTGATGCGATGACTCCAGAGACGGATATAAAATATGTCGGAACTGTGGTGGCTTCGAGAGATGACGAGAACGAAGTAGAACTTGAGAATGTTTGCGAGAGAATATAATGGTTAGAAAATACAAATTAAACTCTGGGCGAAGTAAATTCCTCCGTGCACATATACCCAATTTGAGCGAAAAGAGAGAGATTGCAATTGCTCAGATCTCGGAAGTATTAAGACAAGACTCGAATATGAGTCAAGAGCAGAGTATTGAATTCGCGACTCGAGTATTGAATAGCTATTTGGCAGTGAATATGAATTCGCCCAGCGAGAGAGTACACTAATGAATAAAAAAGTGGTAATTTCATTCGTTGACGAGTCAGGCGAGAATCGAGTGTTTAATGATTGGGTATCTGCTGAAGAGTATTTAAAGCGAATGATAGCATTAAATCGTGAATTTACAGGAATACAAGCTTCGTTAATTGTAAATACACGAAAAAAGGTATAAAAAACAATGACTTATATTGCACGATTTTTCTTTACTTATACTTCAAAATAGAGTAGAATAGAGAGTATAAACAACTAAAAACTATAATATGAACTATATCGAAGAAATAAAAGAACTAAAAAAAAGAAAACTAAATAATGAAGAGATCGCAGAACATTTAGGTATTACAAAGAGCCAAGTGAGAAAGCTGTTGAATGATGAATACGAAGAATTGAGTGATTCATCTTATACTGATGCAGAATTATCATATAGTTATTCGAATGACGATTCGGATATAAGTGATATACTAAGTACAATGCGAGGACAATCATACTAACCTTATAAGGAAAAACAAACATGAAAAGATTCGAATTTATATGCAAAGGAAAGCGAAGTCACTTTCTTGAAGCAGCGACAGAAGAAGCAGCAAGATCATTCTTTGCTGAGAATCGTACGACAGCTACATTAGAGATTATCGATGTAATTGAAGTAGCGATTCCAACTCCATTGAATACATCTGGAGTGACAATGAGACTTGAAGGATTCGAGAGAATTGATTCTGAAACCAAGCCGACATCGCAAGAGATTGCAGCATTAGCGTCTTCTTCAGAAAAGATAGGATTCTAAGTACTTTTAGTTTATTATGCCATTGATGCCGATATATTATAATACAACGAATACAAACCCTCGGATGCGAAAATCTAGAAATAAAAGAATACGAGAAGCAAATCTTGAGCATGAAGAATGGCTCAAATCACGAGGGTTGCATTCGTCACAATTAAGAAATCACTCAGAAGAATACAAGCTTGAGTTGAGTCGAAAAGAACCTTATAACACTCGTCATAACATTACTGGAAACACGAATAAAATACCTGAGAAGATTTACACAGGGACGTTGATTAAAGGAATCGCTACGATGCATAAGAGTAATGCGGTACCCATAATAAATGAGAAACAAGCAGTCGAAATATCAAAAATGAGAAGAGGATAAACATGGAAATTTATATATTTTTTGGTCTTGCAATTTTTGGAATTGGATGGTTGGTTGGAAACTACGTAAGAGAGAAAGAGAAAGCAGACTATACAATGTTTATAATTGATTCATTAGTACAGAATCGTTTTCTTCGAACACATCGAGTAGAGATACTCCCAAAAATGTTCGTGACACATATTATTCGTTGGGACACTCCAAAGGAGTCTCTGAAAAACCCAGTGAAATTGGAAGAATTTCATACTCCAAAGGACTTTACAAACAATTAAAAATAGAGTATAATATAGATTATGAAATCATTGACACCGAATTATATAAAGAATCTTTCAGAGAATATAGAGAGAATGAGTAATGAGAATAAGAAACGATTATCGAGACAGAGAAGAATTGAGATAATCGGTTATTGTAATCTAAAGAAAAGACAGATTGATTCCTGGATCTCTTCATTACTCACTCTCGATAGTTCGATTGCAACGAGTGAGTCGACGAGTCTACAATCTTCAATTAGTTCTCCGAATACTCCAATGTGGAAACTCTATAACACATTAAGTCGAATTTCGAATGATTTAGCTGATCAGATTGATTCCTATACTTATTGGAATTCTTTAGAGAATAATGAACGAATTCTGATTGGATCGAATAATTTGAGTAATCGAATTGAGAATCGTGTACTCGCCAAAGGAAAAAACAATCCTGAATACTCATATATTGAAGCGATAATCGAGATCGCCGAAGAAGAAGGAATCGAACTGAGTAATATAAAGAATTCATTGAGTAAGTCGATACTTCAGAAAATCGAAGCAATCGGCTATTCGAGAAAAACATTAAAAGGCAGTCTCAGACCATTGCCATTTTAAACGATATTTTCATGGAAGCAATTTTATGAAAATGCCAATCCGACTTTTGAACGTTTTGGTCGGGAACCCTAAAACGTATCATTTTATTATAATCAAGGAGACAATTATGTTTAAAACAGTAATTACGTTCCTGACTGCATTACTCTTCACAGTATCAGTATCTGCACAAACACCAGCTCCAAAAAAGGAAGAAGCTAAACCAGCGACTCCTGCTGTGTGTGTAGAGAAAGATAAGAATGGTAAAGCAATCATTGACGCAAAGACAAATAAACCTGTCGTGTGTCCAAAGAAAGACGAAAAGAAGAAGTAATTCACCTTTGAGTCGCTGTATTGGGCGAAATAAAATTCGCCCTTTACTTACAAGAAAAAATAGAGTAGACTTTCTCTATTCATTGAAAAATCTATATTATATTGAAGACAGTAATCTATATTATTATACAACGCATATAACGCATATAACACATATAAAGGAGATACATGGTAGATCTAAATGCTCTGCGTAAAGAGAGCCAAAATGACTTTACGAAAATTAATCAAGAGTTCGATCGAATTAATAAAGGATCAAGCAATTCAAAAGACTCTTCTGAAGACACTCGTTTTTGGAAATTAGAACCAGATAAACTGGGCAATGCAACAGCAGTGATTCGTTTTCTTCCACGTATTGGGAATGATGAACTTCCATGGGTACGTATATTCTCACATGGTTTTCAGGGACCATCTGGTAAATGGTATATAGAGAACAGCCGAACAACATTGAATGAAAAAGATCCTGTCGGAGAATTAAATTCTAAGTTATGGGCGAGTAATCTTGAGAGTAATCGAGAGATTGCGAGAAAGCAAAAGAGACGTATGCATTACATTAGTAATGTGTATATTATCAGCGATCCGAAGAATCCAGCGAATGAAGGAACAGTAAAACTGTTTAAGTATGGAAAGAAGATCTTTGATAAGATTATGGAAAAGGCAAAACCTACATTTGCTGATGAGAAACCAATGAATGTATTCGATATATTCGCTGGTGCTGACTTTCGTTTAAGAATGCGTAAAGTAGATGGTTATGCAAATTACGATCAGAGTAGTTTTCTTGAGAGTAAGGCATTTCTAGGAAATGACGAGAATCGATTAACTGAAGTGTTGTCAAAAGCTCATCCATTGGCTCCTTTCATTGCATCGACACAATTTAAGTCATATGAAGATTTAAATCGTCGATTAAATGAAGTGCTTGAGACTCTTCCAGAATCTAAATCAGTTGGGTCAAGTGGAAAACCAAAAACAGCTGAGAATACAACTTTATCTTCGGCAAAAAAAGAAGAAGAGGATGTATTAAGCTATTTCCAAGGTATCGCAAATGAACTCGAATCATAAGAAATCGAATCTGTCGTATTATTTGCTTTTGATTAGCTGGACTGCCACAATACTGATGGGGATTTGGGCTTGGAATGTAAATAGTAAGTATGATCGAGCGAAGTTTATATTACGTGAGTATTTCGATCGAGAGATTGCAAAGAGTAAAGTATTGCAATTATTCGAGCCGAATATTCATAATCGAGTATTGAATAATCTCTTTGAAGAGTGGTTGCGAAATAAGAATAGTAATGTTCTAAATTCGACTATCAAATAAACATATTTTCTATCCCTTTACTTCCAAGAAGTAGAGGGTTAGAATAACCACCTGTCGAGGTTTAATTTAAATCATTCGAATATAAATTTCAACGATCAGTATAATCATTCCAGCAATCAGTATTATCGGATCCATTAGATTGAACGAAATACTCGAATCTCACCATTCTCAATTACACGATAAGCTTCAAAGGTAATTGTAGGATATTCACGACTTAATCTTAAAAAAGCTTTTAAATTCTCTCGGTCATCATCAAAGAATCTCACTTTCGAGAAAGACTTTGTATTCAAATATTTTCGCACAATCATTGCCTTTCGATTCGCACCTGAAGCTTCATCCGATATATTCCCTGCACGTTCGACACGAACACTATCAATATCAAATCCATATTTACGAAAAGTTCGAAGGAATATATTCTTACTATCAAAATCAGTTCTTGCAGTGAGTATAATTACACGTGAATTTTCATATTTCTTTGCAGATGCGAGAATCAGTTTGGCACGTCGCATCATTCTTCCGATCGGTTGAGATTCTTTATAAAATTTAGTCGCATCTTTAAATTCAGTATAATCAAACATTTCATTTGATCCTAAAGTATAGGCAGCATATTCTGCAGTCGTTAATGTACGGATTGTTTCTTTTGTGATGGAATTACGAACTCGAATGAGTGCGGTTGTACGAAAGAGTGTATCATCAATATCGAAGATTGTGAGCCAACCATTCGAATATTCATTGAAAGTCTTTACGTAATTACTAAATGTTTGAACCATAGAGAGAACCTACATATTTCGAAAGTGTATTCTCGTCATTTCGAACATTTCTTGTTGAGATTAAATTACTCTCTTTTGGAGCATTAATCGTTGAACTTGGTGAAGAAATTACTATATTTGAACTCGCAGAACTTTTCGCACTCTCAGCTTCTGCAGAAGAAGCCATTAATGTATTGCCAATATCGCTCGGAGTCCCAACAGATAATGATGCAGACTTTGAAGCTTCGATTGTTTCAATTGTTTGAGCCTGACGCATTTTTCTTAATCCCTCTGAAGAGATTCCTTTATTCTTTGCTGCAGTCTCTACACTCTCATTCACTGCAAACATTTTCTCTAAATCAGCTCTATATAATGTTTCGAATGCTGATTTAAATTTCGGATCAGCATCGCTTAATATATTCTCTACTTGTTTTCGACTTACAGTTGTTCCATTTATTTCTGCTTCATCGAATGCAGCTTGCATTTCTTTAATTTTTGGATGTCCTTCAATCACAGTCTTTGCTTCTTCTTTACTCATTTTTGATCTTGGAAGATTCACTGATTCACCAGTCACTGATTTATTAATTACTGGCGAAATTGGAATTACTGGAACTTTACTTGGTTCCCCATTCGGATCGATTGTTCTATCAGAATTTAATCCTGGAACATTTTTTGGAGTCGGAGCAATAATTGGAGATTTTTCTGGACCCACTGTATTCTCCATTGGTGGTACAGCATTTGTTTTTCGGAAAGGATAAAAAGGACCAACACTTACACCTAAAACTTTAAATTCTGGTATTCCTATATTATTTAAAAACCCTGTAAGCATACTTGTAAAACGTGCAGGCAATCCAGAAATATAATCAGCAATCTTTCCAAAAAATGATTTAATTCCATTTACAATTATATCGCCAAGATTATCTGGTAAATCTAAACCGAATAAATTCGCAACCCAATCAACTACACCAAATACAAAATTTAATGCACCCTTAAAGAATCCTTCTACAAATGCTCCTATAATATCAAAGAATCCTCCACCTGATTTATACATTGCGAATGCATCTTTAATCCCACGAACAAATCCTGCAATCGCAACTGTAATTCCACCAATCACAGCTGCAGCGAGTCCTGCAGGGAGTCCTGCTAGGAATCCAAAAAATCCTACAATAATTCGACCAAATCCTTTTGCGAGAAATGGAATCACTCCTTTTATAATAAATCTTGAAGCAGCAGCAATACCTTTGAATAAACTTGAGAATAAACTTGAAATTAACATTGAACCATAAAAGCCAAGCTTTTCACCAAAAGATGAAGTGACTGGTTTATTCTCTTCTAATTTGTCACCACTATTATTCGTCACATTCATTGCAATCACTTCGAGTAAATCTACCATTTTTTGAATATTTAATGAAGTTTCTCTTGCTGCTTCTTCGTTTCCAACTGATTTATTTGAAAGATCTTTTGAATCTGTAATGAGTGGTTGTCCTCGTGCATCAACCAAAAGTGCTTTCGGTTGTCCTTCGTTTGCAATCGATTGTTGTACGAGTACGTTTGTGAGTGCCATTTATTTTTGTAATCTTCTTTGTTCTGCTTTTTGTTTTTCTTCTTGTAAATGTTTAATTAACATTTCAACATATATTTCACGTTCAAAGGGTATCTGATTTTCAAGCTCAGTCAGAGAATATTTATGATATTGCATTAATGCGAAGTTAGTCTTATAATGATTAACTAACGACTCATGGCTGAGCATTATGAAAAAAAATTGGCTAAACCCTCTATCTTTCTCGTATGTGTTTTGCTACATACTTTACAAGTCCAAGTTATCTCTTTACTTAATCTTGGCATTGTTTCAAAGAATTTTTGTATTTTACCGAATTGTGCTGTCGTTAAATTATTCACAAATTCACTTAGTTCTTTTTTACTCTGTTCTTTACTATGATATATTTGTTGTCCATCATATATGTAATCGATACTGTCAGTTATAATATCGAAAAAAACTTCAGTATCTAGTTTGTTTTGTTCTGCTAATTTTAATGTTTTTAATTTTAATAATAAATCTAATGATGGATATTTCATTACAACACCTACATCATTAAATAAAGCTATTTTATTCTCATGTCCTTCTGGTGTAATTACAGGAACATTCATTATATTAAGTTTTAATATACTCTTAGCTTCTTTCTTTTCTTTACACTCTGGTGTGTCGCATTTAGCGATTAATTCTACTTCTTCGCCAACAGATTTACCACGTAATTGACAAAAGATGTATTCTAAATCAAATAATGCTAAATTATTTGTATCAAGTCCGACTACACACTCACCAACAATTGTTTTAAGTGTATTCATCATTGTCTTCTCATCTTCAGATTGGAAAGCAAGTAATAAAGCTTTTTCTTGTTTTACTAGAAATGGTTTATACTTATATTCTTTCTTTGAAGACGGAACAGTTAATGTATAGGTTGGTGTACTACTTATTGGCAATGCCATATTATTATTCTCCTTCAGTTTCTTTATAATTTTTAATTATCTTATTCAATTCATTCGTAGAACCTATAAACACATTATTGTTTACAGTTTTTGATTCTTGTTTTTGTATTCGTCCTACATCTGCTTGTTGTTTGTGTAAATCTAATAATTGCTGGTTTACATCAGCAAGTTGTTTTATCATATTACCTACAACTTCAAAGGCTCTTGGATGCTCTGATTGTTTTGCTATCTCGAGTGAATGCTTTAATGCTTCTTCTCCTTTTATAAGAAGATTATGAAGATTAGCACGAGAAGTATTAAAATCAGTAGCAATCGTATTTTCTTTATCATTTGCTATCTCTCTTGGATTAATTACTTCCAAATTTGTAAATTGTTCAATGGGTTCACTGACCTTTAATTTCTCACTGTTAAACACTTCACTTAATTTATCATCAATTTTATTCATATTAGATCATCATTATTTTCTTCTGCAATTTCGCAATTTATAATTACATCAACTATTTCCATTTCAGGATACTTTAAAGAAGATATTAACATTTTTTCCTTTTTAATATCTGCTGCATCTTTGCATTGTTTATATGATTTATATTCTACAAGAGGGTTTTCTTTCATAGGTGTAAAGTAAATATATCCTCCAATATCCATTTGACATAAAACAATAGCCATTATAAAACTTTTCATACTAAACTACTCTGAATGTTGATCCTAACATTCCATCTAAAGTTTTTTGAGTAAAACGTGCATTCGCATCAAGTATCTCAGGAGTCGCTTGTTCAAATTGTGGTGCAAACTGATTTGTTCGATTATTACTAATTGAATTACTCAATCCAGTAAATGTTTGTTGAAATCCTGCAAAATCACTAAAGTAATTTGATGCAATTGGTAAAGAATTTACAATTACACCAGCTGGATCTGTTAGCACTTGATTCCCAATTTCTTGTATTCCTTCTAATATAGATTGTATCCATCCTTTATTTTGTTTTGGAGGAGGAGCATATAAACTTGTAGTAAAATACTTATAAGCAAAAGAAACATTAAGTTTTGCAATTTCATTTGATCCTTGAGATAAATTAATACTCTGTACTGTCTTAGGATATGCTTCATGTAGCTTAACCAAATATCTTGTATTATTTGCTATATCATTTACAAATAGATGAACTGTACTTACATAATTTTCATAAAACTGTATTGTTCTATCTGTTGTATTTTGAATTGAATCCTGCCAAGCTTCAAAGAAAGCTTTCACTTTAAATCCTGTATCTATGTAATAATTTGCAGTCACTGGATCGAATACTTTTTCATAAGGCATTTCTCTTGTTTCGCCGAATGTGCGAGCAGGAGTTGTAGAGATATTTACTCCAGGAATGTTAATTGATTCACAGTATAAAAATAACTTTCTATAAAAATCAGCTGCAGCAAATGCTGGGTTTGTTCTTAAAGTTTTTGGTGCATCAACAGTACAACCAAAACGATTCGTTCTACTTAAACCATCTTTCTTAACTTCAGCGATAAATCTTTTTATATCTTGTGGTGATGTTGGTGCTTCTGCTCTTGTTAATCCGAATATATCTAAAATTGACATTAAATTTTTCCTATACTGTCTGCCCAAACGTTTGATTTATTTACTGTAAATCTTTCCACAGGCAACATCATAACTGTGAACCAATTTTCTGGAGAGACTTTTAACATTGTTGATTGTATGTGATCATATAAGTATGAATGCACACAGGGCTTTGCTAAAACAAATTTACTCGCTGATCTTATAGTTGCCCAGCTATAACGTATTCGAGTTGTTTCATCATATTTTTTATTATTCGCATATTCTAATAATCTATCTAATAATCTTATTCTTAATTGATATGGAAGATAATGCATATTCAACCCAGTAAATCCTTTATCGGTAGTTGAGAATGGAAATACTAAAGGAAACATATCATAATATGGCAGTTGTTCTTTTAACTTTGCATCGTAAAAATACATATACAAATTTCCTGGAACCATTACAGTTGATGTGCGATTCTTACTGTCTGGTTTTAATAAAGATTGTGCCTGAATACGAGCAGTTCTTAATTTTGCAGCTTCTTTCTGGAACCAATTCAATGACTTTGTTAATATAGTCTTATTTTGACTATATTTGTTAAAAATATCTTGAGCTGTTTGTCTTATTGGAGCCATATTACTATTTATTTACTATTTTCTAATCCTAATTCTTTTTCTGTTAAAATAATGAACTTTTGATTACGATCTAAAGCATACTCTTTTGCAGCTTTCCATTTAGCTGAATTAACTATAAAACTATGACATTCTTTTAAATACCTACGTGTTTGGCTTCCAGGATATTCAGGTTGAATAGTTTGAGAATATGGTTTGATTTCAACTAAATAAGTCTTAAGAGTATTAGTTTCTTTATCTTTAATAGTGACTGAAAAGTCGACAAAATATCTATGTATTCTTTTATCAATAGGAGAGCGATAGGGTATAACGACTTCCTCGCTTTTCCAAGAGACTACTGCTGGATTTTTATCGCACCAAAGAGCGAATCTTGTTTCCCAAGATGAACGTAAATAGATTGATGTAGGATCACCTACATATTTTTCAGGGAATATTGGTTTATATCTTCTAGTGTGAAACATAATTAATAAGGACTCAACTATTTATATGTCTATTCTAAATTCAACTACACCAACTGCTAATTTTGGCGATTATGGCGATTCAGTTTATCGCACAAAACAATTCATGTATCCGACTGATTTATTGTCAATAGATCCGAATAAAAATGAATATGGTGGTCAATACATGTTGATTTATATTAATATCACATCAGATTCAAAATTCACAAGAGCAGATGATAGAGGTAGTGCTATACCAAACATAAGCAAAAGAGTAGGAAAAGAATTATCAGGATTAAAAGCAGTAGGAAATATAAAAAAAGAAGGAGCTGTTGCAGCAATTATTGCTGCTGGTGCACTTGCAGGTGGTGCTGGTGGAGCAATTGGAGCAGGAGCAGCTGGTGGTCTGACTGGTGCAGTAGTCGGTGGTACATTAGCAGGAGCACTAGGTACATCATTAGCAGGAAGTTTTGATAAACCAAGAAAAAGATTATTAACAGCAATTGCTTTACATATACCAAATAATATCGGAATTCAATATGGTGTCAACTATGGTGAAGTTGATTCTTCTGTTGCTGATTTAGCAATAAGAGGAATCAATACTGGTGCAGATTCTTTACAAGCATTAATTAATTCTCCAGGAGGTGCAGGGAAAGATATACCTGAGAATATAAAAAAAAGTGGACTTCTAGAAGGAGCACAAGGAGTAGCACTTAATGTTTTAGGAGACACAGGAAAGATTATAGGAAAATTAGCAGGTGTTGCCACCAACCCAAAAAAAGAACAAATATTTGAAGGAGTTCCTTTTAGAACATTTAGCTACACATATGATTTTTATCCTCGTAGTGAAGAAGAATCAGAAAACGTTAAGAGAATACTTGATGAATTAAAGTATCATATGCACCCTAATTTTAAAGATGATGCTGGTTTTCTATTTGAATATCCAGCAGAGTTTGATATATTTTTTATGCACAAAGGACAAGAAAATAAATTTATACATAAACATAGATCAGCTGTATTAGAATCAATGTCTGTTAATTACGCACCAAATGGTCAATTTACAGCATTCCCTAATGGATCACCAACTTCATATCAAGCTACAATGAATTTTAAAGAAGTTTCAATTATTACAAAAGAAGCTTTAGAAAGTATGGGTGAAGTTCGAATACAAGATACAAACAGTCCTATGAGAAACTTTGGTGGACAATCTGATACATTTTAAAGGAGATAACAATGTATTTTAAAAAATTTCCAAAAATATATTATACACTACGAGAAAAAAACGTAGATGTATTTAAAATAGTCACAGATATAACTGCAAATGTTAGAATAAGAAAAGCAGCACTTTCTAATATAACTATATGGGAAAGTTATGATATACGTGAAGGAGAAACACCTGAAATTATTGCTGAAAAATTTTATAAAGATGCTACATTACATTGGGTAATTATGCTAGTAAATAATCGTTATAATATGTATAATGATTTTCCTTTATCATATAATGAGTTGATGTCATACGTAAATAAAAAATATCCTAATACACAAAATTCAATTAAAGAATATAGAAAAGATGGATATGTAGTTGATAGTAATGTAGTCGGTGCTGTAGGAATTACAAATAAAGAATATGAAATAGAAAAAAATGAAACTAAAAGAAGAATTAAAATTATAGCACCAGCACTTATTAACACTGTTGTTCAAGAATTAAATGATTTAATGAGTGATGCTAATAGTGGTCAAACTTTAGTGTAAAATTATGGATAAAATATCATACGCAGGTGATGTAGAAACAAAACAAATAGATCTAGTTGGTAAATATTCAACAATTAGTTTAATTACTCTTTTTAATGAAGTAGAAATTTTCGAAGATTTATTCTCTCCTTTCATCACAGGAACTATTACAATTTCAGAATCATTTGATCTAATTAATAATCTTCCATTAATTGGAGAAGAGTTTTTAATTTTGGATATAACCACTCCTGGATTTGAAAAAAGAATTAAAGGAAGATTTTATGTATTTAAGTGTTCTGAAAAAGTAGCAATAAAAGATAAGTTATCAGGATATACTTTACATTTTATTTCAATAGATGCTGTAAATGATTTAAATATTCGTTTGAATAATGCTTGGTCTGGTTTTTGTTCTGACATAGCATTTCGTTTAATCGCTAAAGATAAATCTGGTGTTCAAACAGAAAAGCCAATTAATATAGAAGATACAATTAATGGTATAAAATTTGTTTGTAATAATTGGTCTCCTGTTAAAGCGATTAATTATGTAGCTGAGAAGAGTGTGAATAGAGATGGAATATCATCTTATTTGTTTTTTGAAAATAGAGATGGATTTAATTTTGTTTCGCTTCATACTTTATATCAAGGATCACCAATTCAAGATTTTATATTTGATAACTATGAAAGAACAACAACTAATGTAGGTGATACTATACGTGACGTTGAACAAGATTATAAACGTATTATTACATTATCTATGCCAAGTGGATTTGATTTTATAGATAGACTTTCGAAAGGTATGTTCACTTCTAATCTTACGAGTTATGATATGGTGACAAAAAGATTTAAAAGACAATATTTTTCATATCAAGAAGAATTTGATAAAATACCACATTTAAATAAATTTCCATTAAATAGTACAGAGATTGTTTCTGCTCCTGATAGTTTGGTATATAATAAAATAAAACATACAGCTATGCATAATGGATTTGATGATGTTTCAAATAGTGATAAATTCCTTTTTAGATTATCAGCACTCGCAAATACACAAGGATTCAAATTAAGAGTTGAAACACTCGGAAGAACAGATTATACAGTTGGTAAAGTTATTTCATTAAAAACATTTAGAATAGAAACTGTTAATGATAAGTCAAATGATTTAGTAGATCCAACATACACTGGAAAATATTTAATATCGGCAGTTAAACATAATGTGGCTGGAAATAAACACACTTGTACTTTAGAATTAATTAAAGATAGTTTATCACAAGGTATTGGGGAATTAGCATAATGAAAATATTTATTGGTAAAGTTGAAAACAGAAATGATCCTTTAAAACTTGGTAGATGTCAAGTAAGAGTAATGGGTGTTCATGATGAAAACCCTGCAATACTTCCTACAATAGATTTACCATGGGCTATGCCTATATCACCAGTCAATTCTGCAGCAAGTGCTGGTATAGGTGTATCACCAACAGGAATAGTTTTAGGAAGTATAGTTCTTGTCACATTTACTGATAAAGATGATCAAACCCCAGTGATACTTGGTACACTTGCAGGTGTTCCTCAAAATCAAAATAATTCTTTAGTTCTTAAACCATCTGATAGAAAAGCAAACATAAACACAGCAGTAAAGATTGGTTCTGATGGTGTTTCAAAACTTGTTTCAGGACAAATAGATTCAAATGTAAATATTATTAATGCTGTTGCAACAAGCAGTGGTGCTGACGTTGCGACATCAGCACAAGTATCTGAAGATTCTAAAGCTCTATTAAAAGGAGATTTAGAAATAGAAAAAGCAAGACCCCTTTCTACTTTTTCTGTGACAGATGATAGTGTAAAAGAAATTATAAAAAACACTTCATATACTGATGTTGCTGTTCCAATTACAGACGCATCTGGTAAAGTAATTAAAACTGTAATTGGATATGGGCAAGATACATATCAAGGAAAACCAGTCACAACTTCTTATCCAGGAAGTATAGATAAAGAAACTGCTGAAAAAGAATTTAAAAACTATTTACAAACAGATGTTGCTGATAAACTTACAAGTGTTGTAAGAGCACCAGTAAATCAAGAAATGTTTGATTCTTTACTAAGTGTAGCATCAGATATTGGTATAGAAAATTTTTCTAATTCTTCAATTCCTAAATTAATTAATTCACTAGATTATCAAGGAGCAGCAGGTGCCATTCAAGGAATAACGAGCGAAAAAAGTTTTGACAATATATTGGGTGGTGTCACATCAGCATCTTTAGATTCTTCTATTACAACATCAAAAGAATTATTTTCAAATTTAACAGCAGGAACAGATTTATCAGGAACTATTGTTGGATCAGTTCAAAATATATCAGGAAATCTTTTAAATAATTTAGGAGGAACTGCTGAAGCAATAACTTCGAATTTAACTAATATAGCAGATGGTACTTTTGCAAATGTATCAAATGTGTTATCAAATTCAGGTATTGGAAACATTTTAAATAGTTCAACTGGAATTTCAAACATATCAAATGTTTTAAACACAACAGATATTGGTGCTACAGTCACAAATGTATTAGGTGGTGTAAGTGGAAATATCTCTTCTGCTGTAGCAAATATAACTTCAGGTAATTTGACAAACTTACTGGGAGGATTTGGTGGATTTAACTTGGGTGGAAAAGGTGGTTCATTATTTGGTGGTAAGTCATCAACAAAAAAAGCAAGAAGATCAGCTGCAGCAAGTAAATTTACTTCAGTTGGTTATCCTAATCTCGGAGGAACGTTGTTTGATGAAAATACTGCTTATGTAAAACCAATTTCTGATAATGGTGAATTTGGTAATGCTGGACTGGTTTCAAATAGAGCAGCAGGATCTTTCGGTGTCAATTCAGGATATTTAGAATATGTAAATGAACCAGATACATCTAGATTAGCACGTCACGAGAATATAGATAAAACTTCAGTATATGTAAAAGAATCAGCAAGAGCATTGGGCATTGAAAGATTTAATTATGATACTTGGGATCAATCTGAAATTCCATATAATGCAGAATATCCATTTAATAAAGTTGTTGAAACTGAAAGGGGTCATGTATTCGAATTAGATGACACACCAAATGCTGAAAGAATTAATATATTTCATAAACGTGGAAGTTGGATGGAGTGGGATCATAATGGTACATTAACTGATCGTGTAGTAGGTGATCGTTATCAATTAAGTGAAAGAAATACTTATGAATTAGTTGGTGGTACTAAAAATTTAACAGTTTATGGTGAATTAAATGCTGTACTTAAAGCTGGAGCAAAAATAAGAATAGATGGTCCAGGAGAAGTTGTGATTAATAATGATTGTAAAGTCACAGTTGCTGGTGATATGAATTTAAATGTTGGTGGTGAATTTAGATTAGTTGCTTCACAAATACGTATGGAGTCTAAAGGAATGGCTACATTAGGTGCAGCACAAGTTTTAGAACTAGATGGAAGTAAAGTTGATATTGGAAATGGATTTACTCCTTCAGGATTAGCACTTACTACGAATGAAATTATTGACACACAAATGCCTGTTATACCTGAATTGCAAATCAATTCACGTTCAGCAAGAGAATATTTTGTTTATGAAGTTCCTGATGAAGGAGATGCTCAATCTCATCGTGAACGACAAATACAACGTGGGTTATATATTCGTAAGAATTTAGATTTGGGTGTTGTTTCTGTTAAAACTATACCAACAGTTAAATCAGAAATTGAGACAGCAGAACAAAAATGTGAATACATTTATGGTTTAACTAATTATGAGCCAAACTTACAATTATCTGCTCGTATTCAATTAGGAGCATTAAATCGAAATGGTGGTATTCCTATCATATCACAAATGGGAATAGAACCAAAACAAATAGTTTGTAATTTAAAAGGAATGGCAACATATCTTATTGAGCCAATGAAAGATTTATTTAAAAACGTTTTAATTGTAAATGGATATAGAAACAATCAAATTCAAGCAGGATCTCCTGAAGTATCTCAACATTATACAGGTGAAGCTGTTGATATTATATTTTCAAGTTGGAATCGTGCTCAACATTATCAAGCAGCAATAGACTTAGCTTTATCTTTACCTTATGGATTTGATCGTATAGTATTATCATATGCAGGTAAAAAATCAGTTTGGTTGCATTGTTCATGGAAATATACAGGAAATAGATTTGAAACATTTACTATGAGAGATCATTTAAAAGTATCGGATGGTTTATCTTTAATATCAGAGGTTAAATAAATATGCCATTAGCAGCACTAGCAACTACTTTATCATCAGGGCATGGTTGTTGGCCAGCAAGATTGCCTGCAGGACCATTTAGTTTGAAAACAACTATAAATGGATTAGCAGTTCCTCTAGTCAATTATACAATCTATATTTCACATATATGTGGCATAATAGTACACAGTGGGTCATCTAGAAGAGTAGTATTAGGTTCAAATAAAGTTTTTATAGAAGGAAAAAAAGCTGTTAGATTAGGAGACCCAATAGCCTGTGGCGATTCTGTCGGACCACTTTGTTCACCAAAAGTTAATATAGGATAACTAAATATAATATGCCTACAAATACAAGAACATTTACTGATCTAGATCTTAATTTTACAGCACATCCAGTCAATAAGGATGTAGCTATAAAATATGATGAACAAGCAATTAAACAAAGTGTTCGAAATTTAATACTTACTAAAAATTTTGAAAGACCATTCCATAGCGAAATTGGTAGTCAAGTTCGTGGTTTATTATTTGAACCAGTCACTGAAATGTCTGTTTCAATTATTAAAAGAAGTATAGTAGATGTAATAAGAAATTACGAACCAAGAGTACAACTAGTTGACGTTTTTGTTAATGTTCGACCTGATGAAAATTACGTAGATATTCGTATTATATTTAAAATCATTAATACAGCTACACCAATAGAATTAACTTTAACACTTGAAAGAACACGATAATGGCAGAAACAAGTAGAAACATTAAAGTCACTGAATTAGATTTTGATGAAATAAAAAAGAATATAAAAACATATTTAAAAGCACAAAACGCATTTAGCGATTATAATTTTGAAGGATCTGGTCTTTCGATTCTATTAGATGTACTTGCTTATAACACACACTATAATGCTTTGTATTATAATTTAAGTGTTAATGAAATGTTTTTAGATAGTGCTGTTAAACGTTCATCAGTTGTAAGTCTTGCTAAATCATTAGGATATACTCCAACATCAAGTATTGCTTCAAGAGCACTTGTTGATATAATAATTTCTAATGTATCAGGAAACCCAACCACACTTACTATACCATCAGGAACTTCATTCAGTTCAAATTTTAGTGGAAGTAATTTTAATTTTTCAACTGATAGCACAATTACTGTTTCTCGTTCAGTCACAAATACATATTCATTTTTAAATGTTCCTATAATTGAAGGAAGATTATTACAGAAAACATATTCAATGGTCACAAATGGAATTTATGTAATTCCAAATCTTAAAGTAGATACTTCAACGATTAAAGTGAACGTTCAAGAAGTAGCAGGATCAGCAGCAAACACAGTATATACTCTTGCTGATAATTTTGCCACATTAACTCCATCGTCACGTGTTTATTTTTTAAAAGAAAATGATGATGGTAATTATGTTATTTCTTTTGGTGATGGTTTATTAGGATTTGCTCCAGCAAATGGTGCAAATATTCTTATAGATTATTTTGTTTGTAGTGAATCAGAGCCAAATGGTACATCTACTTTCACATACACAGGAAATGCATTTACAAATACAGCCAATGTATCAATTGCGACTAAATCAATCGCAGCAGGTGGTTCTGTGCCTGAATCTATAGACAGTATAAAATACAATGCTCCTAAAAATTTTACAGCTCAAAATCGTGCTGTGACTGCAGATGATTATAAAACACTTATTCCTAAATTTTATAATAACGTAGATGCTATTTCTGTTTGGGGAGGAGAAGAAAATGATCCACCAATTTATGGAAAAGCATATATTTGTATTAAACCAAAAACAGGAAATACTCTTACACAAAGTACAAAACAAATTATAATCAAAGATATCATAAAAGGAAAAAGTTTAGTGAGTATTATTCCTGAAATAGTAGATCCTGAAATATTATACATATCAATAAATTCAAATGTATATTACAACCCTAAAACAACAACTCGTAGTGCTGATACCATAAAAAGTATCGTGATTGATGCAATTAAAAACTATAACACAAATAATTTAAATAAATTTGATGCAGTATTTCGTGAATCAGCATTATCAATTTTAATTGATACTAGTGAAAGTAGCATTGTATCAAACATTACTAAAATTCAATTAAAGTATCTTTTAACACCACAATTTAATACAAATACAAAATATACATTTTCATTAAATAATCCAATTTATAGACCAACTTCAACACAAAATGCTTCTATTTCTGTTTCGTCATCAGGATTTAAAATAGCAGGAAGTGCAGATACGTATTATATTGAAGACAATGCAATCGGTAATTTAAGATTGTTTTATCTTACTGCTGCAAACGTTAAAATTTATACACCATCATATATTGGTACAGTGAATTATTCAACTGGTAAAATATCAATCGATAGTATTACTATAACACAAGGTGATAGTGATGGTAAAATAACTTTTAGAGTAGAGCCTGCTTCTTATGATGTAATATCTGTTAGAAATCAATTAGCATTTATAAGAGAACAAGATATAGAAGTAAATATTATATCTGACAAAATCGCTTCTGGTGAAAGTGTATCAGGAAAAGATTTTATATTCTCAACTAGTAGATAAAAACTATGCCAGCTTCAGTAAAAGCAACAGCATCAATAGTAGTTAGCAAACAAGTCCCTGAATTTGTAAGGGATGACAATCAAAAATTTATTGACTTTTTAAAAGCATACTATGAGTGGCTTGAAAACTTTTATCCACAGCAACATTTAGAAGATATAAGAGATATTGACAACACAGTCAATATGTTTGTTGAATATTTTTCAAGAGAAGTATTACAAAGTATTCCGAGAGAAGTTATATCAGATAAAAGATTCTTAGCAAAACATATTAAAGATTTATACTTATCAAAAGGAACAGAAGCTTCATATAAATTTCTTTTTCGTATATTATTTAACGAAGATGCTGAAGTATATTTTCCTAAAGTTGATATGCTTCGTGTATCAGATGGTAAATGGAGCGAAAGACAACTACTTCGTGTTATTTCTACCACTGGCGACGCTCGTAATTTATTGGGACAATTAATTACTCAAACAAGAGTATTTCCAAATGGTGATATAGAAAGAGCAACAGCTCGAGTAGAGAACGTAATTCTTTTTCGATATTTGTCACAAGACATAGCTGAATTAACATTAAGTAAAGATAGTATCATAGGAAATTTTAAACAAACAAATGATACTCAAACATATACTATTACTGGAACATCTTTTATTAATAACAGTCCAATAGTTTGCACTGTATTACCGATTATTCAAGAATTTTCAATTATTAATAATCAAGGTGGAACTTATAATAATATTGGTGACTTAGTATATTTTTCTTCACCAACAGGAGTCCTTGCTCGTTCAGAAGTGGGAGCAGTTTCTCCTGGATCTATTTCTGAATTAATTGTAGCAGCAGGTGGTACTGGCTATCAAATAGGAGATGTAATTAGTTTTAACAATACAGGAACTGGAGGACCTGAATTATCACCATCATTATCTGCAACAGGATTTGTTTCAGAAGTAGATAGAGATTCTTTTTTACTAGAAGACGATTCAGGAAAATTACTTTCAGAAGAATTAGGAGATATTGATATTGAATCTTCAAATTCAGGTGCAATTAAGAAAGCAACTTTACTTTCAGGTGGTGCTTTTTATAATAAACTACCTATATGTTCTTTACCAACTGGAGCTGGAAGAGCGAATGGTAAAATATTAGCAGCATCAAATAGTATTGGTAGAATAACAAATATTGTCACTTCTGAAAGTGGATTTGATTATATAAATCCTCCTTATTTTTTTGTACCACTTTCAGTAGTTATTAAAAATCCATCAGGAAATTTTTTAACAGGTGAGACTATTACAAGTTTGCCACAATCAATTCGTTTAGAAAGAAATACTGATGATAATTTAATATTAGAAAATGGTGATAAATTTTTAAATGAAAAACAACAAGTTGCTCAAGCAATATTAGAAAAAATAGATAATGATACACATTTAATTAAATTAAAAGAAGGAACATCTTTTAATGGATTTTTAAAAGAAGATGAGAGTGGTTATATATTAGATGAAGATGCTGATATATTTGTAAGAGAAGACTCAGGAAAATTTCAACACAACATGAGAATTAGAGGTTTAACTTCTAATACAACTGCAACTATTTGTTCTATTTCAAATCCAAATATTCGAGTAAGAGTGAATGCAGTCACTTCTCAAATTGGTGGATTTAGTTCTTCAGACGGACAAATATCTGAAAGTTCTAAACGTATTCAAGATTCTCTTTACTATCAAGATTTTTCATATGTTGTAAAAGTAGGACAAAGTATTAATTTATATCGTGATGCTGTAAAAAAATTATTACATCCTATTGGTTTGGCTTTATTTGGAGAAGTTAAAATTAAAAATACTATAAAAACAGATACTAAACTTAAAGTACAAACATTAAATTATAATATTCGTCAAATAATAGACTCAAAGATGAAAGCTGTAGGAAATTATCGTACAGCAGGAGAAATGTATGCTTCTTTAAGTAAAAATCAAATTATTTTGGGTATAACAGACTTTGTAGTTTCAACGCTAAATATAAGTGTATTATCTTCAGAATTTTTACCAACATTAAACTTTCCAAACCTTACACCACAAGAAATACATTTGTTGGATTTAAGAGTAGAAGTTATAGGATTTGAGCAAGCTAAACAGCTTGAGATTAATCTTGCTAAATTATTAACAAAAGTAAATAAATTAGATAGAAATATAGTCACTTTACTTGAAAAATCAACTCCTGCTTTCGATGGAAGTGCAAGAAGATATGGTATAAATTTAGTTGATCTTGAAAGATATAAATTTACTCATAAACCAAGTGTTTCAGGTACTAAATTTGCAAATATTAATGGAACTCCTGCATATACAACAGGTACATATGGATTAGTAAATACTTACCCAAATCCAAACTATAATTATTGGAATTATGGTAATACTCAAATCAAAGATTTTACTAACATAACTGTAGCAGAAATACTAAATAACCCTTATAGGAAAGTCAATTTTGCAATTGAAACAGAGATTGGTATTATCAGGCTTCCAGCATCAGCTTTAAGATTTTCGACAGACGATGCTCGATTCACGTTTGATGATACATTTACTATGGATGCAGATAGTGTAGAAATGGATGCATCTATTTACAAATGGGATAATAACAATTTATTATTCGACTTATACACATAAACATTAAGGAAAAATAACCATGGCAGCAATTATTTCAAACAAATTCCGCATTCATAATGCGCAATCATTTTTAGAGGGATTCGATGAAGCATCCCCAACATCAATATATCTCGGTATAGGTCGTCCACAAAGTTGGGCTGATGATAATTTACCAGATACACCAAAAGATACAGTCGGCGATGAATTATATTACTGGGATGATATGATCGCTTTAAAGCGAGTACAAGCATCTGATGTAATATTAGCAATCCCAAGAAGAGATTGGACATCAGGAAAGTATTATGACATTTATCGTCATGATTATAATGGTGCGACTGCTGGAGTAAATATAAACTCAGGTGGTGCTACAACTCCTGCAACTTTATTTGATGCAAACTTTTTCGTAATTACAGATGAATATAACGTTTATAAAGTTATTGATAACAGAAATTCAAATGGTGTTGTTGTTGCTTCTGTAAATAAACCAACAGGAACAGGAACTGCTATATTTTCTACAGCTGATGGTTATGCTTGGAAATATATGTTTACAGTTTCTCCTGCTAACGTTTTAAAATTCGTTTCTACCGATTTTATTCCAGTTAAACGTCTTGTGACGAATCCTGGAGTGACTGATGCATATTACAATCAATACCTAGTTGAACAAGCTGCTGTTGACGGACGTATTGATAACATTGTTGTCACAAATGCAGGATCAGGATATTCAAGCACTCCAACTGTTGCGATCGTAGGTGATGGCACTGGTGCTACAGCAACTGCTGTACGTGATGCTGGTACAAACACTATTATAAGAGTAGATATTACTTCAGGTGGTTCAGGATACACTTATGCTAGTCTAGTATTTACAGGTGGTGGTGGTGCAAATGCTGCCGCAACTGCAATCATTTCACCAAAAGGTGGACATGGTTCTGATTCTGTAAAAGAATTAGGTGGATTTTATGTAATGATGAATGTAAGATTAGAATACAATGATGGATCTGGCGACTTCCCAGTTGACAATGACTATCGTCGTATCACATTAGTACGTGATCCTTATAATTTTGGTTCTGCAACTGTTGCTACTCTTTCAACAAGAACAGCGACAAAATCATTAGCATATTCAGCATTGGCTGGTGTATTATTGAATGATAGAAAAATCGTAGGTGGTACTTCAGGTGCAGTCGGAAGAATTACTAGCATTGATACAGCGAACACAACTATTAGATACATACAAACAAGTTCAGATAATCCAACTGGCGTAGCATTTCAAACAGCTGAAACTGTGACAATGTATGCTGCTGATGGAACTACACCAACTGCTGTGACATTTACTTCTGGTGCTTTATCAAATCCAGAAATACAGCCAGATAGTGGAGATGTGATTTATGTTGAAAATCGTAGACCAATCAATCGTGCTATTGATCAAATCGAAGATATTAAAATTATCGTAGAAATGTAGAATTTAGTTTCTACTTTCTTAACAACTATATAAAGAAGCATGAGTATAAATTTCAATGTCACTCCATATTTTGATGACTTTAATGAGTCAAAACAATTCCTTCGTGTATTGTTTCGTCCAGGATATGCAGTTCAAGCAAGAGAATTAACTCAACTTCAAACAATCCTTCAAAATCAAATTAGTCGTTTTGGTGACCATTTCTTTAAAAACGGATCAATGGTTGTTCCAGGAGAAGTCAATTTTGATAATCAAGTACATTTCGCAAAACTAGAAGATTTATTTGGCAATACAAATGTCACATCTTATCTAACTCAATTCAGAGATAAAATAATTACAGGACAAACATCAGGTGTTAAAGCTGTTGTAATTGATACATCTGAGTGTGGATGTATGGTTCCAGGAGATAGCGATGTTGCTACTCTTTACTTTAAAATGACTGATACTGCTTCTGATGGAGAAACAAAAAGATTTATTCCAGGAGAAATAATTACTGCAGCTGCAGCTGATAATACAATAGCAAATAATTATCGATTAACAGCAAATCAAGTATCTGATATTTCAGTGACTGTTAAAACATTTGGTGACACAGGACAAGCTGCAACTGTTTATACAAATAGTCCGACAACTGATGTATTAGGTTATGGTACAGTTGTTGAAGTAAAAGAAGGAATATATTACATTGATGGTTATTTTGTAAAAAATCCTGAATTACATTTATATGTTGGAAGATTTACAAATACTGTCACTGCTCGTGTAGGATTTGAAGTTATAGAAGAAGTAATTACACCAGAACAAGATGCTACATTAAATGATAACGCACAAGGTTCAAATAACTTTGCTGCTCCAGGAGCACATAGATATAAAGTTTCAGTTGGTCTAAAAAGACTTGCTTTAAACACAACAGATACAATTAAATTTATAGAATTATTACGTTTAAAGGATGGTCAATTATTACATAAAGTTGATAAAACTTCTTATGCTGAATTAGAAAAAACTTTTGCTCGAAGAACATTTGATGAATCTGGTTCTTATGAAGTAAATAAATTTAATCTTACATCTAGAGAACATTTAAACACTGGTACGAATGGTGGTGTGTTTCCTGTTGCTCCAGCAACTCCAATTTCAGGAATTACATATGGAAACAATGATAAAATAGCAATCGCTGTTGATCCAGGAAAAGCATATATTGAAGGATATGAAGTTGAATCAATTTCAACTAGATTTTTAAGTATAAACAGAGCAAGACCAATTAATAATGTTGAGAATGGACACATATCAAGATTAGATGATCAACCTATCGGAACAACTGTAGGAAATTTTATATTAGTTAATTCTGTACAAGGTCTTCCACCAATAAGTTCATTTGGTTTATTATATCTTTGGGCTGGTGTTGATAATCATATCGGTGGCGTGACAATTGGTACAACAACTAATATAAACAAAACTGGATTAATCGGAACTGCTAGAATTAAATCGTTTCAATTACATTCATCTTCTTATTCTTCTCCAACTTTTAAACTTGGTTTATTTGATCTTAAATTAGAATCAGGTTATAACTTTGAGAGAGATGTAAAATGGATAACTGATGTTGGTGCAACTAATCCAATTGGCTTTTTCGCACAAGTAGATCAAACAACAGTTCCAGTATCTTTAATCGGTACAGTATCAGGATCTTCTGGTTCTGCCACAATTACAGGTGTTGGTACAAGATTTCAAGATGAATTTAAAGTGGGAGATGCTGTAGTTCTTACCACATCAAACACTTTTGTTGGATTTATAGATTCAATAGCTTCTCCAGTTTCATTAACAATTGATAGAAATTTAAGTTCAAACTATACAGGTGTTGTTTATGCTCGTGGGTCATCAACAATTTATAATCCTGAATTTCAATCATTAGTATTTAATACAGGAATTGAGAATACAAAAACATTACGTGGTTTAGACGCAGCAACACTTCAAGATACTGTACTTTCTTCTACTCAAACTGTAAGACGTACAATAACTGCAACTTCAACTGCTGGTGGTGATTGGATTCACACATTAACAGAAGCAACTGAATTTTTCTTAACTGATACAGATTTATCAAACTACACATTATTTGATAATGTAGCAAAAACAATCGTAAATTTAACTGCTGCGGCAATTTCTTTTGACAGTGAAGCAAATCGTAAAACTATCACAATCACTGGATTATCAGGGTCAAGAAGTTATACACTTTTAACAAGTATATTACAAATTGGTATAAGTGCTAGAGAAAAAATTAAAACAAAAACTTCAAATACACAAACTATAACAACTGCATTAGCTGTGACAGGTAAATCTATTTTATTAGATCATGCTGATGTTTGTGAAATTGTTTCTGTGTTTATGGCTCCAGGAAATTACAATTCATACAGTTCAGCTGGTGCAATTAATATAACTAATAGATTTACATTAGATTCAGGACAAAGATTATCTCATTATCAAAAAGGTGCACTAGTATTAAAAGATGGTGTCGGAGTACCAACAGGTGCTATACAAGTAGTTTATAGATATTTCTCTTACAGTGGTACAGGAAATTATTTCAGTGTTGACAGTTATTCATCTATACCTTATGAAGACATACCAGAATTTAAAATAACAAATCCTGATGGTACAACAACTACAATACCATTACATGACGTTATTGATTATCGTCCAGTAATTTCTGGATTAAATACATTTACACCAAACATACCAAAGATTGGTACAGATTTCAATACAAGCATAGCAAATTACTTACCACGTTGGGATAAATTAATTTTAGATAGTGTTGGTAATTTTTCTATTCTTACAGGTGTACCAGCATTCGAACCAAACCAACCAGAAGATCCAAAAGAAGGATTAGTTTTAGGAACAGTTTTCTTACCAGCTTATACTAAAAAAGCATCGGATGTACAAATATTTAAACGTGATAATCGTAGATATACAATGCGTGATATTGGTTTCCTTGAAAGACGTCTTTCAAATTTAGAATATTACACAAGTTTAAACTTATTAGAAAAAGAAACATCAACATTTAGTATTAAATCAGCAACAAGTGGTTTAGATAGATTTAAAAATGGTTTCTTAGTAGATCAATTTACAGGTCATGGTGTAGGAAATGTTCAACATCCTGATTATCGTATCGCAGTTGATAGTGCAAGAAGAGAATTAAGACCTATGCACTTTACAGATGCATTAGATATTATTGAAAATTTAGATTCAGGTCCGCAAAGAGCAAGTAGAGATTATCAAAGAACAAATGATTTAATTACATTACCATATACTGAATCATCATTTATTTTTAATCCGAATGCTTCAAGAACTATTGATGTAAATCCATATAAAATTGGTGCATTTAAAGGTGAGATTGAATTAACACCTGAAGGAGACTTTTGGAAAGAGACTGATAGAAGACCAGATTTAAATGTAAATGATGATAATGGTTATGATGCTATAAGATTTTTGGGTGAAAGATTAGGTGTGACAGGAACTCAATGGAACGAATGGTCTTATAACTGGACTGGATCAACTGACCAAGTAAGAACATATGAAACTTGGAATGCAGGATTTGAAGAGACAATTACAACTCAAACAGGAACACAATCACGTAATGGTATTCAAACATCATTATCAGGAAGTGTAAATCAAATAAATTATGGTGATCGTGTTGTAGATATTTCTTATATACCTTTTATTCGTCCAAGAACTGTATCAGTTATTGCTAGAAATTTAAAACCAGATACTAAATTTTATGCATTTTTTGATGGCATAAGAGTAGACTCTTCTTATGTTAAACCAGCAGATGTATTTCGTTTAACAAAAGTTGCTGGTGCTGCAGATTTAAACTTTAATGTTCAACAAACTATTCAAACAGTTCTTTCTGATGATTTAGCAAGAACAGATTCTCAAGGTGTATTTCAACCAGCATTTTATTTCGGAGATATACTAAAAAATTCAGAACATACACCAGTTGTAATCCAAACAGTTAATCATATAACAAATGCACTTGGTGAAACATCATTTACATTAACAGTATCTTCTGCTACAGGAATTTCTCCTGGACATCACGTTCATTTATATAACTTTGATGCAGTAAGAGCAAATCCTGAAGTTGTTTCAACTATAATTGAAAATAATTTTACTTCAACTATTACTACTTTTGGAAACAATCATTCAAAACAATTAAATTTAAAAATATTTAAAGTTATAGCAGTAGCTGGGACTACACTAACATTAGCAAAAATTGATGGTTCATTAATTGAACCATTTGATTCTTATACAACTGCAGTATATCCAGCAGGAGATGGTGCTAGATTACAAAGATTACAAGCAAGTGGTATTGCTAATTTTGAAGGACCACAAACATCGGCAACTATTCGAAATATTTCAATAATTAATATTAAAAATGGATTTGCTATTGGTGATGTATTAACTGGAGAAGTTGATATAGGATCTGGTGCTAAGAATCGTGTAACAATAACTGCAATTAATAATGGAACAGATTCTTCAATCGCTCCTACAATGAAATCAGTAGGAGATACAATTCGTACTGATTCTAATGGTTCAGTTTGCTGTGTATTTAATATACCAGAAAATATGTTTAGAACAGGAGAAAGAACATTTAAATTAATCGATAATATTTCAAATAATGATGCTGATTTTGATTCAAAAGGATCTGCTTCTTATATTGCATCTGGCACAACTTTAAGTAAAGAAAGAACTATTGTAAATTCAAGAGATGTAAGATATGTGCAAGATAGAGTATTTGAAGAAATCCCAGCAAGACGTACAACCACAACAACTCGACTACTTTACACTATTCGACGTGGTCACGATCCTGTAGCACAAACCTTTGTGGTTTCATCTAGAGGTGGTGCTTTTGTTTCTTCAGTAGATTTATATTTTGAAGAAGCAGGAGCAAGACCTATTATTGTTGAATTAAGAGTGACGAATAATGGTGTACCATCTTCTCGTGTAGTTCCATTTACAACAGTCACTAAATCTCCTTCTGAGATTAATACATCAGCAAATGGTTCAGCTGCGACAAACTTTAAATTTTTAGCACCTGTATATTTACAAGATAATGAAACATATGCTATCGTAGTAAGAACAGACGAGCCAGGAGCAAAAATATTCATTTCTGAATTAGGGGAATCTGATTTAATTACTACAAACATTATTACTCAACAACCATTAACTGGATCTTTATATCTATCACAAAATTCACAAGAATATCAAATTAATCCTTTATTGGATATGAAATTTAAATTATATTCTTGTATATTTGATACAAGTGTTGTTGCTGATGTTGAATTAAAAGCTAATCCACCAATTACACAAATATTAGAAGAAAACCCTTTTGAATTTACTCCATCAACTCCACATGTAAGAGTAAGAGCAAGAAATCATGGATTTAATTTTAATGATGTTGCAATTATATCAGGTGTTGCTCCAGGAATTTATGGTGCAACGTCACCAAATGGAGCACCACACACATTATTAAATGGTTCTCATTTAGTATTAGCTGAAGGATTAACAAAAGATTCTTTCATGATACAATTACAAACTACAGACGCTAATGGTGTAAATTTATTAACAGGTTCAACTGCTAACTTTGTAAAATCAAATGTTGGTGGAACTAACGTTTTATGTTCTCGTCAATTAAATGTAGATGCCATTTATTTAAAAACTAATGATTTAATCTTTACAGATACAAGTATAAATTATTTTGTTTCTGCTTCAGATGCTGCTGGTACACCTACTGATTTTTTACCAATAGTTGCGAATGAGAATTTTTATTTTACAAGTAGAAAAATAATTAAATCTTATGAGAACCAAGTATTACTTTCAACATCTCCTTTATTAAAGAGACCAAGTTTAAAAATACGTGCTCAATTAAGATCAAATAATCCAAACATATCGCCTGTGATTGATTTACAAAAAGCATCAATTTATGCTATTTCAAATTCAGTAGATAATAAAACTGGTTCTAATTTAAATGTTTCTGGTGTTGATAATCGAAACATACTAATTAATAACACAATCGTAGATTCAGATACTTTTATCAATGGAACAGGAACAATAACTACAAGCACTGGTTCATCAACAGTGAATGGTACAGGTACATCATTTACAACTGAAGCAAGAGTGGGTGATACAATACGAGTAGGAGATACTGCGATTGGTGTAATTTCTGTAATTACAAACGCAACTACAATCACATTAACTGCAAATGCTCTAGCAACAAACGCAAGTGGTGTCGCTTATAAAATAGTCGCAAGAGGAGTAGTTGAATTATCTCACAATGCTTCAGGAAATGGTCAATTAGTGACATGGATTGATGCTGCTGATAATTTATTAGCAAATACACAAATTGGAGCAGAACTAGTTTTAACAGGAATTTATGCAAATAAATTAGATGGAACTTATGAAATAGCGAATGTTGTTGAAGAATTTAGTTTAGATAGATATGCAGGTTCAGCAGATGGAAATAAAGTGACAATCACATTAGATAGACCATTCGTAAATATTCCTACAACAAACACTATGTTCCTTGATGTAGTAAATGACTTTTTAGAATTTAATTTAGATGGTGTTCAAACTTCTCTTACAAATAGCACTTCTATTACATCAACTGCAGATAATACATCAAAAATTTCAGCAGGTGATATTATTGTATCTTCAACATTATATGATGTTGTGACACCAGATGGTGGAACAGCACAAAGATTAGAGAAAAAAGTAGTTGGAACTGTGACTGCTGTCGCATCTGGTTCAATTACGATTGCAGCAAATGCTACAGTAGCAATTAGTGGTGTTGTTATGGCTGTAAGAAAATCATTAGCTTCTTGGAAAATACAACAGTACGATGCTTTTGTTGATGACTATGCTCCAACTGGATCTACAAATTTAGCTAACTATATAACTCGTACATTAGCATTAACAAATCCAGCAAATAATATTAAAGTTATATTTGATGCAAATATACCAAACGATACAGATTTAACTCTTTATTATCGTGCTTGGAACGATGAAGTAAATTTAAATACGTTAAAATTTAATTTAATAAATTTACCTATTACATCAAAAGATTCATTAGATGTGTTTAGAGAAAGAATTGCTACATTAGAGAATATTGCTGCATTTAAAAACTTACAGGTTAAGTTAGTATTTAAATCAACAAATCCTGTTTATGTACCAAAAGTTAAAAATTTAAGAGTAATTGCTTATAGTTAATATATGAAATTTGTTAAAGTGAAAGATCATCCTAATTTAAAAAGGGATATTCATACACAAGCAGTAATTAACACATCTAATTCTGAATACGAAGAATATAAAAAAATACAAGAGAATGCAAGTCTTCGTTCAAGAATAATAGAGAATGAAATAAATAGTCTTAAGAATGATATATCAGAAATTAAGAATATTTTAAAACAAATAGTACAAGGAAAATAAACAATGGCAAAACAAGCAGTTGTAAATACTGTATCTCAGGCGAATACGTTCGATCAATGGCGTGTTCAGACGAATGAAGTAATTACAAAAACTAATAACCAAGAAGATTACATTGGTGATTTAGCATTACTTGATAATGCACAACCAGATTTAGTTTCTGGTATAAATGAAGCACGTGGATTTTCTTTGGCTATAACAATCGCACTAGGATAATAGAATGGCAAATGTATTTACAAATGGTCTAGCAAGAGACGTAGGAACATCTCCTGTTAATATTTATACAGTACCTGCGAATAAAAAAAGTATCGTAATTGAACTAGATGTATGCAATAAAATAAATGCAGCTATTCAAGTTGATGCTTATATAACTTCATCAGGTTCAGATTTTTATCTTGTTAAAAATGCGCCAGTTCCAGCAGGTGGAACTTTGCAGCTTATATCAGGACAAAAAATAGTATTAAAAGCAAACGAAGTTTTAAAAGTAGTTTCAAACACAGCTACATCAGTTGATGTTGTGGCAAGTGTTTTAGAAGACGTATAATAAACTAAGAAATAAAAATGGCTTATATTGGTTCATCAGCAGTATCACCACTTACAACTCAAATTCGTCCAAGAGATGAATTTGTTGGAAATGGTACACAGAGAGAATATGTTCTTTCACAGGAAATTCCTGGAGGATTTGAAAGTAATGTTCTTGCTTTTGTTGACAACGTTCCTCAAGAACCAATCAGTGCTTATACTATTAAAGATATTCAAAGATTAACTCTTTCAAATGCTAGTACAAATAGTGTTAAAAATGTTACAATTGCAAAACCAACTGGAAGTATATACACAGGGGTTGTAGATTATTCTTTATCTGGAAATGTATATCAATCAGTGAATGCATTATTAAATGGAACTGGTGCATTTACAGGAAGATCTGCAAACACCTTTAGATTAGAACAACGTTTAATTTCAAATAATAATTTAATTGCTTCTATCACTTTAAATAAAACAGATTCACTTACTCAACCAAATCCTTTTGTTGGTATAACTGTATCTGGTACATTTTTAAATAATACAATAAATGAATATGTAATAATTTATGATGTCACTGCAAATGATTATTTGGCTTTCACACCAAGTGGATTAACTCCGAGAGCGAATACTGGAGCAATATTATCAGATGACAAATATTTTACAGTATTTTCTCATTCTACTGAAATAGAAGCACCTAAAATTTCTGATCTAATAACACAAGCTGGTTCAAATGCAACTGGAATAGTTGCAAATGCTACATCAAGTTATATAGATGTAATTCAAACCTCTACTGCAAATTTTGTCACAGTAGGAAATGGTGGACAATCTATTTCTTATAAAGAACCAAAATCAGTAAATTATTTAAATGATACAATCACATATGAAAACGTTATAGCTGGAACATTTTCTATAACTGCAGCTTCAACTTTAAAATTTAAAGCACTACAATTTACAGGATACCCAAAACAAGGACAAAAAATTATAATTAATCACTTAGGTGGAAGTAATTATCAAATAAATCCTACAGCTGGAAGTGTCACAGATTTAGCTCTATCCGACAACTTAAAAACTTTTACAGTTGATAAATTTACAGCTACACAAAATCAACAAACATTTGTATTATCGAAAGTTCCTGTAAGTGTTCAGAGTATTTTAGTGACTCTGAATGGAGTAGTACAAACTGATACAACAGGATATACTTTACAAAATGGGAACGAATTAGTCACCCAATCTCCATTAAATGCTGGAGTAAATGTGAACGTGCTTCATTTAGGATTTAGCACAGTTTCAAGAAATTCTTTCACAGATGGTTCTATAACTGCATCTGCTCTTCAAGATTTAACAATAACTGGAACTAAGATAGCTAATTCAACTATTACCAGCTCTAAACTTGCTGCAGGTACAGCGATTGCAAATATTGGATACACTCCACATAATCCAACATCAAACAGTCTTCAATCATATGCTGCAGCAGTCAGTTTTAATGGTGTAATTAATACAAATGGAAACATTGTATTTCCTGGATCAGCAAATCCAAGTGTAGACGCAAATACACTTGATGAGTATAGAGAGGGTGACTTTTCACCTACAATTGTTCCAGCTACAATCGGTGCAACTCCTATACAGTTATCTACAACAGCAGGGAAATTTATTAAAATTGGAAGATTAGTTCGTATAAGTGTTCGTATGGTTATATCTTCATTAGGAGTAGGAAATTCTGGTTCTATTAAGATTGGTAGCTTACCATTTCTAATAAATAATAGTGGTAATATAATAGATGAATATTCAACTATTTTAACTACAAATACCACTGGTATGACAAATCCATATGTTATTACTATACCAAATACACTAACGTTGCAAATTACTACTGATGGTTCAACAAATGCAACAGTTGCGAATTTAACAGCTACAAGTACATTATTGGTTAATTTAACATACATAGCAAACGTATAAAAATACTAAATAAGGGAAGTAAAATGCCTATTAGCAAAATTCTTTCGAACTCGATTCAAGACGACCTTAAATTTAAAGGAAAAGGCACAGGCTTGGTAGCAGATACAAGCAGTAATCGTTCGAACAGTCCTTCTACAGGAGATATGAGATTTAATACCACTGTGGGCAAATACGAACTTTATAATGGAGCAAAGTGGCAAACAATTGATCCGAGTGAAATTTCAATGGCAATGTCAATTGCTCTTGGTGGATAACTAACTATTTTTATATTATGAGATTTAAGTCCAGTGATGAATGGGATTGGGAAATAGTTTTTTCTAATCGTAAAGATAATTTAGTCCTTCAAAAAGCAACAGGCTTAAAGGATAAAGAAGGATGGATTGGTATTCCAAATGTAGAACTGTGTACTCTTACAGTTTTAAAAGAAGGATTAGTTTCAATTCGTGATTGGGATACAAAACAAGATTTAGGAGTAATGGGTCCAAATTTTAGATTCCATTATTCTAATATTATGAAAGGATATGGTAATCGAAAAGATTATTTCGGTAATACACTTCCTTCAGATGAAGAAATACTCAAAACAGCGAGTAAAACTCATGTAAGATTAAAGACTGTATCTGAAAAAAGCATATTTTATTGTGTTTCAGATCCACTCGATAAAGTAATATGGGATGGTTATTCAAATATATTGAATAATACACCAGAAATTTTTAAAATAAACAAAAATACATCTTTTTATAGATTTATCTCATTAGATGATAATATAAATATAGATGGTAAAACAATTGAAAAATATCGTCCTATTGGTTTGGACATCTATGATAAGAATATAACCTTTACTGGAAAAGGTATGTACTTAATTATAGCACCTATTGGTATATACAATAAGAGTGATAATTTAAACCCACGATATGTAATAACTGATAATTAAATCCTAAAGGAAACACGCAATGGCAAAAAAACTCTTCTTAGCATCTGATATTGATGTAGCTCAAAATGCAGTATTACTCGATGGTAATATACCAATCGAAAGACTTTTATTAATCACAAACGTCACAGCTGGCGCAAATAAAATTGTTTATAACTTTGCAGATAGCACTTTAGGTGCAACTTCATGCGCATACATACCAGCAACAGATCAAACTAGATTAGTTCTTGCTGTAAATTTTGCATCTGCAGCTGCTGGTCCTATTACAGTTGACTCTAAATTACAAATTTTTATAGAAGAAGAGTTCTCAAGAATTGGATTCGAAGAAGCCATGATCGATCCAGTGAACAAATTACGTGTATCAAATCCAGAAAACTTAATCGATACAGACTTTGAATATGGTTCTCAGTCAACAAAATGGGAAACACTTCAAACAGTTTTAAATATTCCTACAATCTATTCATCTTCAGGAGATTTAACTCTTGAAGGATTAGTTTCAATTAATACAACAACAAATTCAAAACAAGTAAGATGTGTATTTACACTTCCTCACAATCAAATAGTAGGAAATGCTATTCAAGTCACAGGTGTTAGCAATATCACTTGCGAAGGAGCATTCTTAGTCACAGGTGTTGTGAATTCAACAGAATTTTTCTACGAAATAGATCAAACTGCAATTGCAACAGAAAACGTTGCTGGTTCATATACTTCAGTTATTCCTGCTAAATTCTTTGAAGGATCAAATTTAATTTTAGATTTAAATGCAGTAGATGCATCAGATAATCCAGTTGCTCCTATTCAAACGAATGGTGCATCTCCTTCAACATTAACTATAAGAACACTAGAACCACATGGTCTTAAAGTTGGAACAAAAGTTTATTTAAGACAAACAATCGGTCCTAAAGAATTAACTATCACAGATCCAACTACAACTGCTCCAGATGGTCGTCCTTTTATAGATTCATCTCCAACTATTACTGTTGTAAATAACATTGATGGAACTTCTTCTACTGGATCAGCAGATCTTCAATACGATCGTCCAGTTGTTACATGGGATTGGCAAACTACTTATAGTAAATATTTACAAACTTCAGATATTAACGCAGCCACAGATGAAATCACTTGGAATAGCCACGGATTAACTGCGAATGCAGCATTACTTTTTAACGATCCAATTCGTGGTGATGATGTGACTGCTACAACAAATGGTGGAATGACTGATGGAACAGTTTATTATGCTTCTATCGTAGATGCAAATACAATTAAACTAGCTACAGATTATGGTACACTTGCAAGTTTTGTAAATCTTACAGCAATATCTACAACAAGAGGATTCCCTAGACTACAATTAGTTTATAAAGTCGAGGGTAGACAAGATAGTACCAGACACACTGCTTTCTTTACACGAAACGTGACTACAGGTGCTACAGGAAATTATGATGTAGGTTATATCAATAATACAAACACAAACTCATTAACTTGGAACTTGCAAAGCATAATGGGAGCATCTCGTGTTCCAACTCGAGGAATAATTACTCAATTATATTTTGAAGGTGCAAACACTGCAGGAAGTCCAATTAATATCACTTACATAGCACGTAATTATTTAAACCTTGGTTCTGGTAATATTGGTTATTCTCTTGGTGCTAAAGGTGCATCTCCTGGAAATGAATTCCCTAATACAGATGTAACAAGATGTTTTTATGTTTCAGGTGGAAGTTATTTCATAGATATTCAATATCAATTTGGTGCGATTAACAGAGATAAATTTGGTAATCCTACTTCAAACTATCGTCACATTTATTACATATCAATAGATCACGTACCAACTGCTTTAAACACATCACATTCAGGAGCAGATTTTGCTGGAGCGACATACGGAAAAGGATTGCGTCCAGGAAATAGAATTATAGGATTCCAAGGTCGAACACCAAATGGATCTTCAACAAATGGTTCATCTGATGGTTTCACATTCCAAGCAAATACAAGAAATAATGGAAGATATGGAACTTCAAACCCTCCATACAATTTTCAAGTAAGCAATACGAATACTCTTGGAGGTTTTGATATTAATTATCCAGAAAGTGGAACTTCAAGTTATGGTAGTTCCTCTGAGATATATTACAGTTTTGTTGATGATTTAACTGCTTTAAAAAATACATTTTATGCTCCAAGCCATGGAATTACAAATAATGAGACTTGTACACTTGCAATCACTGGTGCTGGATACTCTACAACAAATAGATTTGCATTCGTAAATTCTTCATCAACAGTTGTTCCTTATACTGTTTCTGATATTTCTGTGACTGCAAACGTTGTAAACGCAAACTATTTAAGATTCACATCTAGAACTACACCATTTACAAATGATATAGCTTCTTTCCCAGCAGCTTTCAGTATCACGAATAACAAAATAAACGTTCTTTATAACACAATTTATATTCAAAACCACAAAATATCAGGACAAACAACTGCGACTTATTCAACTGCAGGTACAGCAATTGGTGGATTAACAAGTGGCACAAACTATTCTCTTCAATTCGTAAACGATTCTCGTTTAATAATTAAATCTGCAAACGCTTCTGGAGCTGGTACTGCTACAACAGCATCTTTTGGAAGTACAAGCACTGCATTAAACCAAGCATTTACTGTAAATATCCAAGGACCATTAGGAACAGCACCAACACAATGTACTGTGACAATGATACAACATAGAGGAAGATTATCAACTTCAGCTCGTTTCTTGAGAACAAGGTTTGCTGATAACATAGTATATAACATTGGTGCAGTAAACGGACAAGATTCAAGCATTTTCCAAAATGAACCAACATGGGTTCCGAAAGATATTTCATCGTTCTTAACTGGTTCTCCAGTTGGTGTGACTGTGACTGTTTCTCCAACATCAGGTGTAAGCTCTGCTGTTCCAGGAATGTCAAACTGGTGGGAACTTAGACTTGTTGTTTCAGCTACAGTAGGAACAATTCTTCTTACTTCATCAGGTTCAGGTGTTCAAACATTTAATGTTCTTTCTCAAGATGGTGCGTATGATGGTATCTATACAATAGCTAGTGTACCAAATTCTGAAACATTTACAGTAAATGCTCCATTTAAAATTCCAGCAAGAACATATAGTTTTGATTCTCGTTCTGATGCGAGTAGTGGTAATGTCAATTCAACAAATGATACAATCGTTTTAGGAACATTATCGAGTCCTTACAATCCTACAAATTTCTATCCAGGAGAATTAGTATCATACGTTCCAGGAGGAGGAAACACTGATATAGTTGGAGTCGCAGGAGTAGATAATAATTATCTTTATGCAATCCCTGTATCTGAGATAGCAATTAGTTTAGCTAACTCTTATGTTTCAGCAATTGGTGGACAAGTTTTACAATTAACACCAACAGCTGGTTCTCAAACTCAAACAATTCAAACAACAAACGTTTTGAAAACAACTAAACAATCAGGATCAGTAAGTGGAACATCTGGTGCTAGAACAATTATTGGTTCTGGTACAAGATTCTTAAGTAAATTCAAAAGATTTGATTCAATTTATATTTACATTGCATCTAGATTTTATGAATTCATTATTGATCGTGTTATTTCTGATACAGAAATGTCGACAGATCCAGGACTTCCAGGATTCCCATCTACATTTACAACTGTAAACTATTCTACAATTAGTTCTGTAAATTTACGTCCAGATGGTTTCTCTTTACATAAATCGTTTGACGGAGGTATTGATATAACAGCAGGAACTTCACCAAACAGTAAGATTGTTCGTCAATCACGTAAATATTTTAGATATCAATCTGGTAAAGGTATTCAAAACTCATTTGCGATTAACTTCTCGCCTTTGAAAACTTTACAAAAGCTTGAGTATGTAAACATTGGTGGTGGAACTCCAAATGCTATAAGAGCAACATGTCAAGAACCACACAATTTAATTGTAGGAAATAGAGTAATTATTGACAAAGCTATTGTGACAACTGGAAATAACGTTTATAACGGAACATTCCCAGTTCATTCAATAGAAAATATTAATACATTTACATATCTTGTTGGTGCGGTACCACAACAACAAAGTGCTGCAGGATTCCCAGAATATGGTAGAGATTCTTGGTCACAATCATCAATTCGTGCAGGTATGTTCGATGATGCAAATGGTTTCTTCTTTGAATATGATGGTCAAACATTATATGTTGTAAGAAGATCTTGTACACTTCAATTATCAGGAAATGTAGCTGCAACTAAAAACTCTCAAGTTATATCTGGTAATAATACTTCATTCCAATCACAATTAGTTGTTGGAGATCACGTACAGATAAGAGGACAAATATATCGTGTTATCTCAATCGACTCTGATTCTCGTATGGTTGTTCAACCTCCTTATCGTGGAATTACAGCTAGTGGAATCAAAGCAACAATTCGTGAAGATGTAAGAGTCCCACAATCTCTATGGAATATAGATCCATGTGATGGAACTGGTCCGAATGGATATATTTTTGATATTCATAAAATTCAAATGTGTTATGCTGACTATTCTTGGTATGGTGCTGGTAAAATAAGATTTGGTACAAAAGACGCCAAAGGTCATATTCATTACCACCATGAATTTGTACACAATAACAAATTAAATGAGTCATATTTACGTTCAGGAAACTTACCTGCAAGATATGAAATTGAAAACGGAGATGCTCCGACATCAGCTCCTACATTATTCCACTTTGGTACATCTGTAATTATGGATGGTACGTTTGATGATGACGATGCTTACTTATTTACAGCACAGTCAAAACCTTTCGTATTTGCACTTGGATTAACACAAACTGTTACATCAACTGCAAACAGTTCATTCAGTGAAATTACATTAAACGCACGTCGTGTGTTTGTGTACTCTTTCCAATGTTCTGAAGCAGATGCGAATAAAGCAATTGTGGGACAATTAATTAAGGATGCGACTAGTAATATACCAGATGGTACTTATGTTTCTCAGGTTCAAAAAGCTGGAGCAAGTTCACGTATATTTACGTCTTTCCCAGCAACAACATCAGTTCCAAACAATCCAGAAATAGCAAGTAATACAACCTTTACAATTGGTGAAAACGCATTCGGAAATGGAGCAGTTGACTTAACACGTCCTATTCCTCTTATTTCGATTCGTTTAGCACCTGCAGTTGACTCTGGTATAACTGGTGCAGTAGGTGAAAGAGAAATTATAAATCGTATGCAAATGAAATTAGACTCAGGTGCTGTCACTACGAATAAATCATTAAACGTGTTTTTTATTCTAAATGGAAACCCATCTAAATTGACTTTTGAAAAAACTCAATCTCCATCTTTATCTAACGCAATATCTCATGATACAGGTGACATTATTAAAGATGGAACTGTTATTTTCTCATCTCAAGCTTCAGCTGGTACAAATAACTTTGTGCTTAGTGGGTTAATTGATATGGGTAATTCGATTTTAGGTGGTGACTCAGTTTATCCTAATGGTCCTGATTTATTAACTATTGCGATTCAACCTACGGATACTTCAACGATTACACAAGCTTCACCATTAATCGTGACAGGAAAATTATCTTGGTCTGAATCTCAAGCTTAAAAGGAAAGAAATAATCCTATGGCTTACTTGGGTAGAGATCCAATACATGGTAATTCTGAAATACAAGTGTTTGCTCCGAATGGAAATTCGACAACATTTGCTTTAGATTTTCCAATAGGTTCAGCAGGAAGTATTCTTCTAGTTAAGAATGGTTTAATTCAAAAACCAAGTACAGATTACACAATTATAAATGGGGGTAGTGCTATTTCCATAGCAGGTGCTCCCATTTTAGCAGGTGTTAATTTATTCGCAATTTATCTTTCAACACAATATCTTCAAAACACAATTCCTGATAATTCGATCAGTGCTGATAAACTTTCATCTACACTAAGAGGTAAATTTCCTAGTGATGTTGTAGTCCCAGCAGCTGGTTCAACAACACTTACTTATGGTGTTGGTAAATTTTTTATTTTAGGGAATGATCTTAATTATAGTTTAACATTACCAGCTTCTCCTTCGATTGGAGATATGTTTTGGTTTAATAGACCAGCAGGATCAACTGTTGGTGCAATTACTGTGACAATCAATACAAATAATCAAAATCTTTCAACAGGACAAGGTACTATAACAGTACAAAATAGTGCTAATGCAACTATTACTATGACAGGGCAATCAGCATTTACGTCAAATGATAGAAAAACACGTTGGTTTGTATTTTTAGGAACAGTTGGTGGTACAGATTTCGGTTGGTTTGAGTATAAAATTGATGCTTTTTAGTTTTTAATTTTAATAAATAGGTATAGAAAATGGCACAAATAACAGATTTTTTTATAGATCAAGGATCAGATTGGTCTGCTATTTTAACATTTAATAATAGTGATGGAACACCAAGAGATTTTACAAATTGTACAGTTGGTGGACAAATGCGTAAAGGTTATGGTTCAACGACTTATACTGCTATAAATTGTACATTTCCTGCTCCAGTCACAAGTGGAAAAGTTAAACTTGCTTTAACCAATGCAACTTCGTCAGCAATGAAAGCTGGAAGATATGTATATGATGTTGAATTGACTGATTCATTCAATGCAAAAAGTAGATTAGTTGAAGGAATTATAACAATAACACCAGAGGTCACAAGATAAATGGCTGATACACTAACAGTAAGTATAGATTCACAAGGTAGTCCGATTAGTCCGAGTAATACTACTCTGACAACTTCAACTACAACAGCAGGTAGTGGTTCAACAATTACAACAATAGGAATTCAAGGAGCAAGTGGTGCTTCAGTACCAATTTCTGAAAACGTACAAGTTGATATAGTATCAGAGGGATTAAATAATGGGTCAATGTTAGTTTATAAAACAAATACTTCGAAATGGACAGCAACAAAAACATTAAATCTACAAGTAGTAGATAGTGGAGAATTTTAATAGGAGAAAAAAATGGCATCAATTATAAGAATTAAACGTTCGACAACAGCAGGTAATCCTACAACACTTGCTGCAGGAGAACTTGCATATTCAGGTCTAGCAAATAACGACTCGAATGGTGGTGATCGTCTTTACTTAGGACTTGGGGCTGAAGTAGCTGGAAATGCTGCAAGCCACTTAGTTATAGGTGGAAAATACTTTACAGATTTATTAGATCACACTCGTGGAGAATTAA